TAAAATAGATGCTAAGTCTTTTACAGATGCTGAAGGTATATTTCAACTAAGAAGATCTATATTTGGTCCTGCAGCAAATGAAGATGCACCGGGATTTAATGTTAAATCAGCTACAAGTGAAACAGAATACCAAGATCCAGAATGGCAGTTTAACACAGCTATGGACTATGTAGATGCTATGCTTGAAAAGTATAACGGTAATTTAGAAAAAGCTGCGTTAGCCTATAATGTTGGTTTTGCCTACGTAGATAAACTTGATGAGTTAAACTATGACGAATTAGAAATGATAATTAGAGAAGGTATACCAGAGTTAGGTGTAAAACCAAGATCTTATGAAGTTGCTAATCGTATGGTAAGATATGCAAGACAATATATTGATAAAATATTTAAAGAAGGTGCATTAAGAAATCCCCCACCATTACCACCACAAAAAGGTTTTACAACAGATATAACTCCACCACTACCTAAACCAAAACAAACACGTATGGGTGGTTTTGTATAAAATTCTTGACAAAGTTCATATACGTGATATAATAGAAATTAAGGAATACTCTACGCAGCTACTCCATCTCTATTGATGACCCTGCAGTAAGTATCTTCAATACCAACAATGCTACTCGTTATTTAATTCTTTATAACGACCCTGTGGAGGTAACATGACAGATCAGCAAGAAAAAGAAAATTCGACACCCACCCCTTACAAAGGGCAGTATCGACAAGACGTTTATGAAGACGATCCAAAGAACGCAGATGACATAGAAGACCCTGTACAAACAGCCACTCCTAAAAATCTAATGGGTTCAGAAAAGGAAGTAAACTACAAAAAGCGTTATGACGATTTAAAACGTCACTACGACAGAAAAGTAAATGAATGGAAGTCTACTGAGCAAACTCTAAAGGCAGAAAAGAAGTTAGGTAATACCAAGCTTCCTAAAACACCAGAAGAGTTAGATCAATTTAGACAAAAGTACCCAGATGTTTACGATGTAGTTCAATCTATTTCAACACTTAACGCAGAAAACAAAGTAAAAGAAATAGAAGGAAGGTTAGAAGAGTTAACGGAAAAAGAACAAGATGCAATAGTTCGCACTGCTGAACAAGAGCTTCTCGTTAATCATCCAGACTTTACAGAACTAAGAGCAACTGAAGACTTTCAACAGTGGCTTGAAGATCAACCACCTAGCATTTCCGATGGTCTATATAAAAATAATACAGATTCCCGGTGGGCATCTCGTGTTATAGATCTATATAAAGCTGATCGCAACACACGGACAAGAAGACCATCTTCTAAAGCTTCTTCTCAGTCTGTTACGAAAACAAGACGTACAGATACACCGAGTAGAAAAGAAGATAAACTTTGGACACGTGATGAAATTGCCAAGCTAAAGCCGAGTGAATTTGCTAAGTTAGAAGAGGAAATTGATAAGGCACAACGTGAAGGCAGAATAACATAACTTTTAACTAAATAAGGGAGAGTAACTGATGGCATTTACATCAGCAGCAGGTTACGCAAACTTACCTAATGGTAATTTCGTACCTCAAATATTTAGCCAAAAAGTTCTCAAGTTCTTCCGTAGAGCATCTGTAGTTGAAGATATTACAAATACTGATTATACTGGGGAAATTGAAAACTTTGGCGACACAGTCAAGATTATAAAAGAACCACAAATCACTGTGAGAAGTTATAATCGTGGAACTGCCGTAGCAACTGAAGATCTATTAGATGAGCAGATTACTATGACAGTGGATCAAGGTAACTACTTTGCATTTAAAGTAGATGACGTTGAAGAAAGACACAGCCATATTAACTTTGAAGCATTAGCAACTTCTTCAGGTGCTTATGCTCTTAAAAGAAAATATGATGCAAATGTTCTTGAAGCAATGACAACTGGTGCAGGAATTGCAGGAAACGCTTCAGATGAAGCAACAGGAGCAACTGTTACAAATACTTCTCTTGGTGTTCATGGAACTCCTATCCAAGTTTCAGCTTCAGGTGACACAGGTCCAGACGCTGCGTTAAACTTGATTGCTTTGATGGGTAGACTACTAGACGAAAACAACGTACCTGAAGATGGTCGTTGGTTTGTAGCTCCACCTTTCTTTTATGAAGCTCTTGCAAAAGCAGACTCTAAGCTTATTCAAGTACAAATCACAGGAGATCAACAGTCTATTGTGAGAAACGGAAGAGTTTTAGATGGTCTTTTACATGGTATGAGATTATATAAAACTAACTCATTTGATGATTCCACAACAGGAACAGATGTAGTTAATCCGGGTACAGCAGGTAAGTTTTATGTTCTTGCAGGTCATATGTCTAGTACATCAACAGCTTCTCATATTTCTAAAACAGAAGTCGTAAGAGATACAGAATCTTTCTCAGACATCATCAGGGGATTACACATCTTCGGAAGAAAAGTCTTGAGAAAAGAGTCTTTAGCTCTTGGCGTAATTAACTAAGGGGAGATTGTATAAATGGCTACTTATGATTTAACAACTGGTCAAGGTGTAGGTCAAGCAGGATCTGCTACTGGTCTTTCCAAAATGATGATGATAGAAAAGGTCTTTGATGCAAAGAAATTTGCTGATAACGGAAACACAATGGCAAATGGTGATATCATTCAATTGATTGATTTACCTGCTGAATGTTTTGTGTTACACGTTGGAGCAGAAGTTCTAACTGCATTTGATCCGGGAACATCATTAACTGTTGACATTGACGTTGCTGCAGGTGACGACATGGTTGATGGTGGTGACGTAACTTCTGCAGGATACTTAGCTGCAGGATCTAACGGACACACAGACTATACTGCTGTTGCTACTTATAACAACAGATACACAGCAACTGACACTATTGACGTTAAGTGCATCCTTTCAGGATCAGCACCTACTGTTGGTAAACTCAGAGTGTATGCAGTTATTATCGACATTTCTGGTAAGATTGAAGAAGACTTGTTAACAAGTTCTACTAACGTACAGTAAATAAATACATAGGAGCAGCTTTAGGGTTGCTCCTATACACAGGTTTAAAGAATATGTTTTATGGCAAGTACATACCTCACATTAGTAAACAATGTATTACGTGATCTCAACGAGGTTGAGCTTACCTCTAGCACCTTTTCTAGCTCTCGTGGTATTCAAACATCTACCAAAGACTACGTTAACAGAGCAATAAGTGATTTAATAAACGCAGAACTTAACTGGTCTTTTACAAGAGCAGAAGGTTCTCTCAACATCATAGCAGGTAAACAACTTTACGATAAGTCTGCTGTATCATCTTCACTAAAGTATATTGACTATGATACAATGTTTTTAGAACCAAGAGATTTTATTACAAATGGTGACTATGAGATAAGTGGTTCAGCTTCTATAACAGGATGGACAACTGTATCTGGTTCTCCTTCTGCTAGTTCTAAGTTTGGAAACACGTTACTACTATCATCTGCAGTCATTACACAGTCTGTTGGCGATCTTGTTGTAGGTGAAGAATATAAAATTAGCACACAAATTACAGGTTCTACTGCTACTTTAAAAGTTGGAACATCTTCTAACGGCACACAAACAACAACAGCTACACTGACTGTTGACAATACAAACGAAACAGAATTTTTAGAAACATCTTTTACTGCTACAGCAACAACACATTTTATAACATTTGCTGAAACAGATGGTAACAACGCACATATAAAACGTGTATCTCTTATAGAAAAAGATGTTAATCCAAAGAAATTAGAATATATTAGTTACGAAGAATGGAACGCAAGATACAGAGAACAAGATGCAATAGCTGATAAAAACAAGTTTGACGTTCCTGATTTTGTATTTACAACATATAATGAAGAAATAGGTGTTAGTCCTATACCAATAAAATCAAACTACGTGTTAAAGTTTGATTACTACATTACACATACAGATCTATCAGCATCGACTGATACGTCTATAATCCCTACTAGATTTGAAACAATAATTACATCAAAAGCAAAGTATTACGCATACACCTTACGAGGTGAAATCCCTAACGCACAACTTGCTAAACAAGACTTTGACAATGGAGTTAAAAGAATGCGAGTTGAATTAATAAATCGTAAGAACTACATGAGAGCAGTCTAATGCCTGAACTTTCACAAACTCAACCCTTTGCATTTTCCTGTGAAGGTGGGTTAGTTCTTAATCAACCAACTTTTAATATGCAACCCGGACAAGCTTTAGAGTTGCAGAACTTTGAACCTGATATAAACGGTGGTTACAGAAGAATAAATGGTTTTAGAAAGTATATAAATCATATTGTACCACAGACATCAGCATCAACAGAAAAAGTTCTTATGGTTGCTGAGTTTGCTAATAAAGTAGTAGCAGCACGAGGAACAAAGATATTTAGTTCAGCATCAACTGAGCTACCCTCTGTTATTGCAGCAGATACAGCAATGACAGGATCAGGTACAATTACAGTAGATAGTACAACAGGATTTAGTTCTAGTGGTACTTTACAAATTAACTCAGAGATATTTACCTATACAGGAGTTACAGCTACAACCTTTACAGGTGTAACAAGAGCAACAAGTTCTACCTCTGCAGCAGCTCATGCTACAGACGATGTTGTATCTGAAAGTTGGACAGAAAAAGATACAGGTAGAACAAGTGCAGGTAAATATAACTTTGAAAGATTTAACTTTGATGGTAATGATAAATTAATTGTTGTTGACGGAGCTAACGATCCAACTGTATTTAACACTTCAATTGCAGCAACAGATGTAACTGAATCAACTGTAGAGGGTGCAAAGTTTGTAACAGCTTTTAGAGAACATATGTTCTACGCAGGTATGTCTGGTACACCACAGACACTTGTATTTAGTCAACCTTTTGATGAAGATGCTTTTAGTTCAGGTAGTGGTGCAGGATCTGTTAAAGTTGATGATACAATAGTTGGTCTTAAAGTATTCCGTGAAAATTTATTTATCTTTTGTGCAAATAGAATATTTAAATTAACAGGAAGTTCGTTAAGTGATTTTGCCGTTGCACCTGTTACAAGAGATATAGGATGTGTAAACGGAGATACAATACAGGAATTTGCAGGTGACTTAATATTCTTAGGACCTGATGGTTTACGTACTGTTGCAGGTACAGCAAGAATTGGTGACGTTGAGATTGGTACTATTAGTAGAGTTGTGCAACCAGAAATAGATGCAAATATAAAAAACTCTAGTTTATTTGAATCAGTAGTTATACCAGATAAAACACAGTATCGTTTATTTTTTACAAATACTGTAGATGCACAAAAAGATACAGATGGTTTAATATGTGTGTTAAAAGGACAAAACTTTGAGTTTAGTAAATTAAAAGGAATAAAACCTTCATGCACAGATACCTTTATAGATACAGGGGATGCTAAAGCACTTCATGGTGGATTTGATGGCTATATACATCGACAAGAAAAAGGTGAAGACTTTAATGGTACAGCTATTAATGGTAAATATAGAAGTCCAGATTTAACTTTTAATGATCCGGGTATACGTAAATATATGCAAAGAGTTATTCTAAGTTATTCTCCTGAGTCTTCTATTAGTGCTGATTTATTTTTAAGGTATGACTATGAAGGTTCTAATGTGCCTAGACCTGCTGCATATCCATTTGATTCTAGTAAAATTGTAGCAGTGTATGGATCAGCTACATATGGAACAGCAACATATGGTGGAACAACAACACCACTTGTTCGACAAGCAGTAGAAGGTTCAGGATTTGCAGTAGCACTAAGAGTAAATGATAGAGGAACAACAGCACCATATTCATTAAAAGGATTTGGTGTAGAATATCAAGTAGGAGCGAGGAGATAAATGGGAGCAACGTATACAAGACAGTCCACGTATACTGACGGTGACGTTATACAGTCAGCCGATACTAATGACGAATTTAACCAACTCTTAGCAGCCTTTCAAGCAAGTTCAGGACATACACATGATGGTACTGCTAATGAAGGTGGTCCTATAACAAAAATGCTAGGTACTTCACTAACTCTTGGTGATGGTACTGCAGGTACAGACATTACAGTAACTTTTGATGGTGAGAGTAATGATGGTGTTCTTACTTGGATGGAAGATGAAGACCACTTTAAATTTTCAGATGATATAGTAATAGATAGCACTAAAAAATTATATTTAAATGATGAAGGTGGAGAACATATAAGTGGTGATGCTACAGATTTAACAATAGCATCAGGAAATGACATTAATTTAACAGCAACAACGGATATTAATATACCTGCTAATGTCGGTTTAACTTTTGGTGATGATGCAGAAAAAATAGAAGGTGACGGAACTGACTTAACTGTTTCAGGTAATAATATAAATCTTACAGCAGTTGCAGATGTAAACATTCCATCAGGTGTAGGACTAACATTTGCTACAGCAGAAAAAATAGAATCAGATGGTACTGACTTAAGTATAACTGTTGGGTCAGGTGGTGATATTAATATACCTGCAAATATAGGTATGACATTTGGTGACGATGGAGAAAAAATAGAGGGTGATGGTACAGACCTTACTATAACAGGTAATAATATTAATTTAACTGCTACAGCAGATATTGTAGTTCCTGCAGATGTAGGTATTACATTTGGTAGTGGTGAAAAGATTGAAGGAGATAGCACAGATTTAACTATTACATCAGGTGCTAAAATAAACTTAACAGCAACTTCTGATGTACATATACCAAACAATGTTGGTGTTGTATTTGGTGGTGACAGTGAAAAGATTGAAGGAGATGGCACAGATATGACTATCTCTGCAAACAATCTTACAGTAGATGCAGTAGCAGATATTACTTTAGATGCAGGTGGTGCAGATGTAGTTCTTAAAGATGATGGCACACAATACGCATCTTTTACAAATTCTAGTGGCAATCTTATTGTTAAATCAGGTTCAACTACCATGCTTACAGGTAGTGGTGCTAATGCAACTTTTGCAGGTAATGTAACAGTTGATGGTAATTTAGATGTAACAGGTACATTTGATTTAAGTGATTCTAATTTTACTAATGCAGGAGATATACAGTTAGATAGTATTACAGGAGATGGTGATACAAATACAGCAATAACATTTAGTGGTTCAGATGTAATTACTATATCTGCAGGTGGTGATAATCAAGTAACTTTTACTAATGGTGCAATCGTTCCATCTACAGATAATGATATTGATTTAGGAACAAGTTCTGTAGAGTTTAAAGATGCCTTTTTTGATGGCACTGTTACAACAGATGCACTTGTAGCAGACACTGCTAACATAGATGGTGGTAGCATAGATGGTGCAACACTTGGTACAAATAGTGCTATAACACAAGCAGTAATTGATAATGTAAATATTAATGGTGCTACAATAGGTCATACAGATGACACAGATTTATTAACATTAGCAGACGGTATTGTTACAGTTGCAGGTGAAATATCTGTAACTACATTAGATATTGGTGGCACAAATGTAACATCAACTGCAGCAGAATTAAATTTACTTGATGGTGTGTCAGGTTTAGTACAAGCTGATTTTACTAAACTTGCTGCCGTTGATTCAACAGCCACAGAGTTAAATATAGTAGATGGTGACACAAGTGCTACATCAACTACAGTAGCAGATGCTGATAGAGTTGTCTATAATGATGCAGGAACTATGAAGCAAGTTGCTGTTACAGATTTAGATACATACTTTTCTGCTACAACAAAAACATTAACAAATAAAACTTTAACTACACCTACATTAACAACACCAATAGCAAATGCAGGTATACAATTAAAGAATGGTGCTACTTCAGCAGGATTTTTAGAGTTCTTTGAAGATAGTGATAATGGTACAAATAAAGTAACTTTGATAGGTCCTTCATCTACATCAGATATTACTTTAACATTACCCAGTAGTGCAGGTACAGTTGCCACAACTGCAACTGCAGCAGATGAAGCAACAGCACTAGCCATAGCACTAGGATAAGGAGAAACAAATGGCAAATACATTTAAAGTAGTAACAAAAGCAGGAGTTACATCAGCAGATGACATTTACAAAGCAGGTTCAGGAGTTACAGCTATTGTATTAGGATTAATACTTGGCAATACTACAACTTCTCAAATAACATCTACAGTAACAATGCAAACAGATACTTCTAATAGAGCAGGTAATAATGATGAAGCTAATCAAACAGTAGAATTAATTACAAATGCACCCATACCTGCAGGTTCATCATTAGAATTATTATCAGGTAACAAAGTTGTATTAGAAACAACAGATACTATAACTGTTTCAGGGAGTGGTGCTACAGATGTTGTGCTTTCAATTATGGAGATAACCTAATGCCCTATTTTGGAAATAATCCTTCACCATTATTATTAAATACTCTTGCTCAAAATGGTAAAGAGTTAACACTTGATGCTGATGCAGATACAAGTATCACAGCCGATACTGATGACCAAATA